AATGTTTCCTTTTTCTTTGCTCATAATTTAATTATTTATTTTATAGGTGTTTTGATTTGTCTATGAGTAGGTGTCACCATTTTACACCTTTTTGTTATTTAAGGATAACTCCTTTATTGCCTTGTTAGGTATCTTGCTTTGACCTTTGCTCGCTCACCCGATCCGTTCTTTAAGGGGATCTGACTTTAACAATATACTACAAAGATACAAAAAGTTATTGACAATTCAAAATACACTATAAAACGAATTTATTGTTCGCATCGTAATCTTATCATTGTACTATAAACAAAACGCCATAAGGCATATAACTTAAAACATAGAAACTTTCGAAACATTAAACCAAGATTACACGGAACAAGGAAAAACTGATTTAATAGATTTTATTATGTCAGACAAAGAAGCATTATCTCACTTAGAATTATTATTAAAAGAAACTGATAACGACTTATTAGAATACAGGTATAATTTGTTAGCTAATTATATAGAGTACGAAAACGACTTAAATGGAGCTGCAGATCAAATAACTAATTATAACCTAAAAAGATTTTTATTTCAATTTGTAGAAGCTAAGAAATTACTAGATAAAAATTTAACATAAATTAATTGCGAGTTGGAGAAGTGGTCATCTCGTGAGTCTCATAAACTCAAGGTCATAGGTTCGAATCCTATACTCGCATCTAAATTATCTTATAGCATACTTACCGTAGTTAGGTCTAGCTAGTTTAGTATAAACTCCGTATCTGAGGCTATCGCAAAAATGATTAAATTTGTCTTCAGGCTGGTTAAGGATATTTCCGTTCTTGTCTTCTTTCCATTTGTAATTACGAAACTCCTTAATAGCGTTTTTACTTTTCTTAGTTATATGAATATTATATCTTTTTAGCATATCGATTCCTATATTAATAGAGTCCCTGCCTTTTGTACTAGGTTTTATATTCCAGCCGTATCTATGGAGTTCGTCAATAGTCTTAGGCTCTGCGGAATCGGCAAAGATTTCATCACGTCTACCTATACCTAAACTTAATAACTCGTTATGTATATCTCTGTTTGTCATTCCTGTTCTATAAAATAACTCCTCACAATATATATTAGTATCGTGTAAGTAAATTTTACACAAAACAGAGGGATCATTCGAAAAGCCAAAGTCCAGTNCCTAGACTTATAAACTTAGCATTTTCTGGAATATTTTCTATCTCTCTGAAATCAAATATAGTAGACTTGCTTTGACCTATTTCTCCTAGTCCGTAGATCCTCCAGTAATTCTCGTCTGTATATTGTAGTCTTTCTATTTCTTTTACTATCGACTCTTCTAGGAACTTATTATTCTTATAAGTAGTTTTAAAAAAGTCTGCGTCTTCTCTAGTTTTTACTTTGTCNTANATCCAGTGAAACTCGTCTGAAGGATTATAGTCTAGTATAACTCTTCCTACTGTTCTAAANATTAACTGNTTCCAGTCTTCCCAAAACAATTCGTTAGCCTCATTTATAAAAAGCAGATCTCGTTTACGNCCTCTTACTTTAGTAGGGGAGTCTAAGCTTATAAACTCTATTAGGTTTCCGTTTAGTTTGTATTCGCTACTGGTCTTGTTATGGTCCTCTTCTTTATAGAGCTCGTGGTTCTTTAGTATTTCTAAAAAGTCTCTTAGTGCTGAAGTTCTTAAAGCTGGAAAGGTTTTTCTGCAGATACTTACTATCTTATTCTTATTTCTTAGACAGTAGCCGAAGACTATCCACATTAGAATATTATAGGTTTTACCGCTACGGGATCCGCCCTGCTCTATTATGATTTTCTTTTTGCTGGTTTCTAAATGTTTCCAGACTACATTGGTTTTTATATCTCTCACTCAATTACTTCTACTCGAAACTCTCTATTGTCTCCAGTATCTATTTCTTGTCTTGGAACGTAGCCTCTAGACTTACCGATACTTTTTAAATAAAATATTATAGAAGTTTCTTTCTCTGCGTTTATACAGTCAAACAGTTTAGACTCTACAAAATCTATAGCAGCATTTTTTATATCTAAGACTTTTGCTTTGTACTCCTCGTCCTCTTCTAACCAGCGATAGTGAGTAATTCTACTTATACCTACGCTTTGGCTAGCAGTGGTTACTATACCGTAATACTCCTCTAAAGATTTAAGCATTTTCTTTTTATTCTCTTCCGTTTTTTCTAGCATTATATTCTTTTTATATTGTAACATTTGTAACATCTCGTTACTAATATAACGTAAAAATATTAAGTTTTCGGAATAAGAGTATTATAAAGTTTTTCTTTATAGTTTAGTTTGTCTAGTAATTCGTTGACTTGTTCTATAGACTCNACTGTTTTTANGNTTTTGATTTTGTCTATTATAACTAAAAGCTCTTCAGATCCTACAGTACTATTTTTAATAATATTTAACCACGTTAGAAACTCTGGAGTTCTATTGATTAACTCTTTAAACTTACAAAGTCTATAATAAATAGTAGAGTGGTTTGAGGATTTGCCTTTACTTACATAGTAAGCAGCTATTGACTCTAAAGTCTTTTTATGTACTCTATTCATTATATAGTCAAATAGTGTTCTAGCGTCTACGTGGCTTTGGGTTCTTCGGTTCTCGAATATATCTATTTCCGTTAGGTTAATTACTAACTCCGCTATCTTGTCGTAGTTTGTCATAAAGTCCCCTTAATTATATACTGGTCTATATCAAAGTCTGCTTCTATAAAGTCTCTGTATATATCGATACCTGCCATTACGGAAGCTTCTCCTTTTAGATAAAACTGTTCGCTAACATCCCAGACTCCTACGTCTAAATTCTTTTTGTCTATACACAAAAACTTAAAATCTTTGTAGTCTATATTAAATAACTGACAGTAGATATAAACCTGATTGTAATACTTGTAAGCGTCTGCAGACTTGTAAAAGTTCTTTACGTCTATAGTTGTTTTTAAGTCTACGATACCTCCACTATTTTTTAAGACATCTGCTTTGCCTCTAAAAGGATAGCCGTTTATATTTCCTATCATAGGAACCTCAAACTCAGATTTGTTTAACATACTTAAAGCCTCTTCATTTCTTAGCAGAGCATCGCATAACCTTTCGGCATCAGTCTTCTCTTTCATTGTAAAAACCTGATCGTGGTGTTTTTTAGCTTCTTTATACTTATTAGTATTTTTACTTTGTACATCTACAAAAACTATATCGTTTAGCTTTTCAGGTTCTAAAATCATAGTGTGAAATAAGTGACCGTCTCTAAGTGGCTGGGTTTCTTTTTGTCCGTACTTAGTTATATATAAATAAGTTTTAGCACTATCTAACAGAAGTTTAATAGAACTACTTGACAAAGCCGTTTTACCTAATACACCGTAGTAGTATTCGTCATCTAGCATATTTTTTAAAACCTCTTCTTTTTCTACATAGTATCCGTCAAGGAGTTTAATTGAATTTGTCATAGGCTTTGTTTTTGTTTTTTAGAAGTTTTATTATAATCTCTTTCTCGTGTATAGTTTTATAGAGAGTAAGATTCTCGCTTTGTTCTTGTAGAACCTTAGACCTTAAATAGTCTATTTCTGCTATATAAGTTTCTAGCATAATATCTTTATAGCTCATTGTCTTCAATTTTGTTTTTACGTAGAATATTGTTTTGTAAATCTATAACAGTATAGCCGTGTTCTTTTAATAACTCTATAGCTAAGTTTATTTCTTTAGCTCTTTCTCTATAGTGTTCAAATATTTGATTTTCGAAAGCGTGTGGTTTGTGAGACATATTATTGTTTTAGGTTACAAGTTAGTTAAAGATTTTAGTTTTTTTATTTCTGCTTTTAAGTCATCTGTAATAGACTCAGACTTTCTAGCTCTTATTACTGCTCTTATTTTGTCTTGTCGATACTCGTCTACTATAGAATTATGAATAAACCTATCCTGTTGTAGGTTGGTAGAATAAAACAATACGTTTAAAAATGCGTTAGTAAATTCGTTTAGCTCTGGATTGTTAGATTTTTTCTTCCATTTCTTTAAAAGCTCTATACATAATTCCGTGTTTGTATAGTATTCTAAATCCTTTAAGTTTTGAGCTTTATCCATTAAGTCTAATTTTTCTACAGTAAAGATAATAAAAAAAAACTAAAACTCTGTGTTCCAATTAATCCTAGCTGCTAGACTTTCTTTAAGTAGATAGACTTCTTTTAATTCTTTTTTACTATTCCATAACGAACTAGAAGGACAGTATAGTTCTTTTGTNTTTGGCATCTCNATATCGTTTAACCAAAACAAGTAATTACCTCTACCGTCTGCTACAAAATACAGTTTTACTATAGACTCCTCTAGGTCCATTAGTTTATCGTATTTATACTTTTCTAGTAGTTTTTCTTTATAGTATTTATTTCGGAACTTCATTTCTATTTTACACTCAAAACCTTTAGGAGTAGTACCTTCAGCGTCATAGTGTTCGTAGCCTCCGCCACACCATTTGAGATCCCAGCCGTCTATATTTAATAAATAAACTACGGCTTGCTCATATTCGTTTATTTGTTTTAGTGTCATTTTTTTACTCTGTATTTTTTAGACTTTAAAAACAAATCTTGTAATTCTTTTATCCAAGTTACCGTAGGCTCAGGTTTACAGGTGCACGGCAAATAGTAGCGATGAGAAAAATACTTAGAATGTAAAAGACAGACAAGTTCAAACTCTTTATGCTCTAAGGTATTCTTAGGATTTGCTCTAAAGTCTTGCCAGTCAAACCAGTCTTCTCTATCCATTTCTATTAATTTTAAAATTATTTAAAGCCTCTTGCCTATCCTCACACCCGCAAGATTCATAACCTAAAATATCTATTACTATTTTTTTTACTAACCATTTTACGCCAGTCCACTTAAATACGAAAGCTAGCTTATCCCCAAGTTTTAGATCCATAATATTCTTTTATTTGTTGTTTTATATTTTGTACTGTATTGTATAAAGAGTAGTAGGAAATATTAGTATCTCTACTAAGCTTACTTATTTTCTTGTTGTTTAGAAATACCTCTTCAAATATCTTACGCTGGTAAAAGTTATACATCTTATCTCTATCGTAGTCTTCTAATACGTTTTCCTCGTCCTTAACTATTTGAGTGAAAGCTAAAAAGTCATCGTGCAAAAACCATTCCTGAATAGCTCTGTAGTTTTGGTAGTTTTCGTTTTCTGTCTCATCGTAAGGCTCATCGCTAAGCTCTGGCATATAATCTAAACTGACTAAGTTTACTTTTTTCTCAGCTCTTTTTAAATTACAAAACATATTGTATAAAGTAACGTAAACAAAATAATGGTTAATCTCGTTATCGTTATACATTATAGAAGTATTATGCTTTTTAAGGTAGGTATCTATTTGGATATACATTTCCTGAACTAGGTCCTTAGCAGTGTCTTTATTACATCCCCAGTGCTTTAAATAACGAAACCAAATCTCTTCGTTTTTTACCAATTCATTAATACTATCCTCCATTGGAACAGTAATATAAGAAAAATTTAGAAAGGTTGTCTTTCCTTTTCTATTATTTTTTTAATAATACTAACCCCGTCTATACTAAATCCTACGTTATTTCTTAAAGCTCTAAGTCTTATAGGATCGTCAAAACTTGTAGGTCTTCCTCCAGACTCTACCTCTTTAATTTTCTTTACGTGCAGTAAGGAGTACATAAACTCTGTAGGGTGTTGTATATACCTATGGACCACTAAAAAATCGTCAGCACGGTTAACAAACTTTCCGCCACCTTCTACGTCTGCAGCATTTGGAGGAATAGGATACCCAGCGTACTCGTGGTCTACTCTATGAGTATATCTTAAAGCCGCAGTGTTAGCGTGAGTATTTAACCATATAGTAATACTATGTTTTTTAGCAAAGATTCTAAACTCAGTTGTAGCCTGATAATCGTACTCGTGTCCTCCTACTGAAGTTATTAAATTTTTGTCTTTTATTAAAGAGTTGTAAGGGTCTATTAAAAGTCCGTCATAGTTCCACGCTTCCTTGACTGCTCTACATAGCTCTAACAATTCCTTATAGGTGTACATCTTGTTACTGTCTACTATTTTAAAGTGACTAGAAACGAAATCGTTATGCTTTTTAAAAGTCTTAGCGTCTATCTCTTCTATAGTTTTTTCTTCTAGAAACTCTACTAGCTTTCTTATAATAGAATAAGCCTCGTTTTCGGAACTAAATATTAACCACTTTAAATCGTGCTTAACTGAATAGGCTAGCATTAAAAATAAAACTATTGTCGTTTTACCTGTATTAGAATGTCCCAGAATAACATTAAAGTTTTGAGGTTTAAATCTTAAAAAGTCGTCTATTTCAGGAAAGCCTAAACTTAATCCTTCTTTTATTTCTCCTTTTCTTATCTTGTCTAAATGGGCAGTAACTTTCTCGTAATTTATTAACATATAGTAAAAGTAAAAAAAAAAGCGAAGTTTTTAGCTCCGCCCTTTGTGGTTATTAAAATGGCAAATCCTCTTTTGCCGCTGCTCTAGGTAAGTGGTCC